ATCGCGTCCTCCATACTGAGCATATACTAATTTATTATACCGCAGCGCGGCTCAATCGGCAAGTGCGAGAAGGGGAAACGGCGCGTTTTGAAAAGTTTTTTGAAAATGAAAAAAGTGCTTGACTTTTTGAGCACCTTCGTCTATAATTAGCCTCGCTGCTTGAGTTGCTGGTATAGCTCAGTTGGTAGAGCAGCTGATTTGTAATCAGCAGGTCGGGGGTTCGAGTCCGTCTACCAGCTCCAATCTTTCCGCAGCGCAGCAAACTGAATATGGGGGAATTCCCGAGTGGCCAAAGGGGGCAGACTGTAAATCTGTTGTCAGTGACTTCGGTGGTTCGAATCCACCTTCCCCCACCAAAGCAGAGCCAGACGAACCAGATGCGTTCGCCTGGCTTTTCTGCGTCTCCAGCAATCTACATGGTCGGCGGCGCGTTTGTCCTCGTGTGCTCTCTTGTGCAAGAATAGAAAAAGAGCACCTGCCCTTCAGCGAAGATGGGCAGGTGCTCTTTTCTACATTTTTTCATAACGTAAGCCGTTATAACCTAACGATTCCATGAAAAATGAGAAAATACTTGTTATATTTTCTCGTAAAGGAGCATGGCTATGATTAGGATTTTACTGTCCACGCGCCTCGGCGAAAGGCGCTGGACGCAGGCTGATCTCGCTCGCGCAACTGGCATACGTCCGTCTACCATCAACGACTACTACCACGAATTCGCCGAGCGTGTCAACCTTGAGCATCTGGATTTGATATGCGAAGCACTGGACTGTGATCTCGAAGATCTGATTATCCGCATACCGAACAGTGAGCCGCGGGTACGGACACGGACCGGCTTTGAATTACATACCAAACGCTGACTTGCTCCCCAAAGCCCGGACGCTTACCATGCGTCCGGGCTTTCTTCTTTTGCGGGAATCGTATAGACCTCTATGGCGTTCAGAACGTCGCCGGGCTGGCATTGAAGCTGGTGACACAGGATCTGGATCGTCTCAAAGGGAACGTCCTGATGCAGCCGCATCGCCGTGACGGTCTTCGTCGCCAGACCGAACTTTTTGCCAACCTGCGCATCGGTCAACCCACGCACATCCTCACGCTTTAGAAACGGGTCAAAGGAAATAATCGTTCTTCTGATACCGCGCTCCATAATTTCGTCGTAGTTCATTGATACCTCCTAATCCTCTGCTTCGTCCGTCAAACCAGCATTTGAAATTATAATCCGTTCCCCATTTGGCAGTATGAACGCCAGCTTGCAGCCGCAATACTCAGCTATCTTTACAAGATCTTCGGCAGACCATCGTTCATTCGAAAACTTGTTGCTTAGGCTCTGCTTACTGCTCATACCCAAGACTTCCATCAAATCCGACTGCTTCTTTTCGCGTTCCAGCAGCAGAGCTTTGACCTTTTTTGAAACCGACACCTTGCGTCACCTCCCTCTGGTACGAATATACATCATTTTCGTTTATACGTCAATAAAAAAGTTTTACGATTTCACGAAAATATTTAACTTTTCTATTGACAAGTACACGAAAATGGTGTAATATAAGCATGTAAGGCAAAGCCGAACAGCTTTTTGAAAGGAGCGAGGTGAATGAACGACGTGAACGTCACTGAGGCGCTGTTGAAAGCGATCCTCGAACTCATCGAGAAGTGCGAAACGCTCGAAGAACTCCGCGAAAGCGTCAAGCGCATCATGGATGAGTAAATAAAAAGAGTAGCGGCCCCTTCCACAGACCCGCTACTCAACCACCAGAAAGGTGAGCCGGGAGCCTTACCCCGGCCACCTTGATTATAACCGAGTAAGGCAAAAATATCAAGGAGGAACACAAAATGATGATTTCTGAGTTTATCGAGCGCACCGGCTTCGAGCCGACCGCCAGCGAGTATGCGAAGATTGAAAAAGCCTACTACGACTTCAATGGCAACAAAGACGAATTCTGCAAGGCGTTCGTGAAGAACGGTGGCGAAAAGAAAATCTACAAGGCAAGAGCCGAAGAAATTGCGCAGCTCAAGAGCCAGTTGGTCGAGATGGAAAAGCAGCATAAGACCGAGATGGAAGCTCGCGAGAAGCAGATCAACGACCTGACTGCCGAGCTGGATCGTGAGCTTGAGTGGAAGCCCAGCACCGGCACCGGAACGAACATGAGCCAGAGCGACTACGACCACCTTGCCAACTGTGGCAAGCTGATGACCGACGAAGAAGCCAAGACATTCATCGCTGACGAGTGCGGCTTTGCTCCCGAAAAGATTCACATTCTGCACGAGGTTCACACCTACGAGGTCAACAAGCACCGCCGCCTCCGCAAGTCCGGAACCTTCGACCGCACGCCTGTGTACGAATCCACTGACTGGAACTATGTTCGCTTCGACTGTGCCTGCTTCATGTACGAGCTGGTCAACGGCGAGCTCCGCTTCTACTGCTGCTAAATCACAGCCCGCCCCGGAGGTTACGAGGGCGCAGGAAAGAACCATGGATATCAAAACTGCGTTACAAACTGCACTTATCAGTACCGGACGCATCGCCCCAAAAGACAGAATTGAAATCATCGAGAAATGCAGCGATGAGAGCGATTATGTGAGAGTAGGTCTTTACGCCTTCCACGGCCGCAAGCAAAAGCCCTTTGTCTACTGGAATATCTGCGTCGATATAGCGCGTGAGCTCATTCACTGGGATACCTCGACGTTTTACTATCTTTGAACAGTGCCCGCCCCGGAGGTCACGAGGGCTGAAAGGATTATCATGGAAAAGCTGATTTATTCCACTTTCCGCGAAGGCTACGGTATCAACCAGATCAATCGAACGATGACCGCTGGCGAGCTGATAAACTTCCTCGCACAGTACGATGAAGATACGCCAATCTATCTGAGCTTCGACAACGGCTACACCTACGGCGGCACCACCGAAGGCCGCTTTGAAGAAAACTACGGGGAGGATAACGACGATGAATAAAATCCGCCGCAAGAATTTGCAGGCTATCATTGACCAGTTAGAGGAGCTGAAAGGCGGCCTCGAAGACCTTCAGGCCGAGGAAGAAGAATACCGAGACAACATCCCGGAGAATATGCAGGAAAGCGAACGCTATGAAAAGGCCGACGAAGCCTGCGACAATCTTTCCAGCGCCGTGGACAGTCTGGAAGAAGCCATCAGCAGCATCGAAGCTGCTATCGAGTGAAAGGAGCCATCATGGAAGACAAAATCATCATCGACCGCATGGACGCGGAAGAATTTCTCGCAATGCTCATGGACGCTGCCAAGCAGGACAACCCGACCCAGTATTACAGCACCGCCCAGATTATTGAGAACATCGCCAGCGAGTTCAAGAACCTTTGCAAGCTGTAAATCCAAGGCTGTCCTACCGGCGTGACGGGGAGAAAGGAAATGCTATGACCTATCTTGAAATTCTCGGCTGGGCGCGTAAGGGCATTCAGGCCGATAAAGCGAAACATCGCGAGATGCAGGAAAAGGCCCTTGAGGGGCAGGCGCTCGACATCGCAAGACACTGCCAGGAAGTTATTGATGCGCTCGATGTCAAGCTGGCAACTCTCGATGAGATCGAAGACCTGCACAACAGAAAGTGAGGGACAGCATGGAGAATAAGTCCTGGACAGTCACTTATCGCAATCGTGACAACGGCCAGCGGATCACCGCCGCCGTGTTCGCAGTGGATCAGCAGCAGGCACGAGAAAAAGCCAAAGCCGACGGCCGCGAGGCATGGGAAGTCGAAAGTATCGAACCAAACGAGGAAACGCTGGCGCGGATTCTCATTGCCGAATTTGCCAAGAAGCAGAGCGGACACTTCGCGTGTCCCCGCTGCGGGAAGATGACAATGGACGCAGAGAGTGTCACGCGCAATGCCCTCAGCCGCCGTGTCGGCTGCTACATCTGCGATACTTGCGGAACGGTTGAGGCCATCGAAGATTTCGCGCATAAGCAGGATTCGCTCAGCACGTGGGCAATCGTGAGAGAACCGGAACGATGGCACATGCTGAGTTGGATTAGCGACAATATTAAGATTGATGGCCACGAGGGAACGTGGTACATCATTGACGAGGGTGATTTTCAGATTACCCCGGACGTGAACGGCAAGCCACAGACACTTACCGCGCACCTGTTTCTACTCGAAAGCAGAAAGTTCGGCGACGAAGCTGCGTGTCTGATCGTCGATAAGAAAAAGCAGATCGTCATGGAGGACGTCTGGAACGGCTTCGACGATCTGGAAGACGCCGGGTGGGAGAAAGCGCGGAAGATCGAATGCCCTGTCTGCAGGGGTGAGTTTCTGCGAGAGGACATGACTTTTACACGAGACTGCCACGGCATTACTTACCGGTTGGTCTGCTTCGATTGCTACGACAAGGTTATGGGAAAAGGCTACGACGGAGCATATTACACCGAAGCGGACGAATGTATTGAGGAGGATTATTGAGCATGAGCAGAGACTGGACACCCGAGGAGCTGGCAGCAGCCAGCTCCGTAATGAAAGCAGCAGGAAACATGAGCTACGAAGAGTTTCGTGCCGCACCGAAGCTGACGCTTCGCTTATTGGGACGTGATAGCTGGGATCGTCCCGTGTATGAGTGCGACGGAAGACTGTATGTTGACGTCGATCCGCGCAAGAGCCGACCGGCCGACATCTGCACGAAGCAGGGCAACGCTTTTGATGGCGAACCGTGTGACCCAATCCCAGAGAATACTATCATTGAGTTTGTTCCGGAGCGTGACACATGGCCGTTCTGAGCCATTGAAGAATAGGAGGCATCAAAAAAGTGGACAATCAAGAATCTGCTCCTAGCGGCAAAGATAGGTTTGTAACCAGAAAAGCAGTCGGGGAACGAATCACCTTTCTCCGCGAAGCTCGCGGTCTATCTCAAAAAGCTCTGTCCGACGAGCTTGCAAAGCTCGGCTTGGTCGTTCGCCGGGAGACTATCACACAATGGGAAAACGGTACACGCGATCTGAAAACAGAGTACCTTGCAAGGCTGTCTGAGTTTTTCGGTGTATCATCTGACTGGCTGCTCGGATTAACGGGCGCACCAGAAAGAACTCCTGCTGCTGCGGATGAGCTGGGGCTGTCATACAAAGCGGTCGATGCCTTGCGAAGTTTATCGCAAGAAGAAATAGCCTGTATCGACCGCATGATCTGCTCACGAAGCTATTTCCTCGCCGACAGGATCAGCGCGGTAATTGCCGAGTGGAACACAAAGAAGCGCGTTCGCGTGCGTAAGAAACGTTAGTTGCCGCCGAAGCCCATCTGTCGCGTCGCTGCTGGACTTGCAAGTTTAGGCAGCGCAAAGCGACGAGAGAATCAATGGGCAGATATAAAAACGGCGTAGCGAGCCGCCAGAGCCGCGCAAAAAAGAAAACCCCTCACATGACACTTCTGCCATGCGAGGGGTTTGTTCATGTGTTCAGATAAAGGCGCTGTCCACGTTGTCCGATGCGTCCTGCTCCTGAAAGCCGTTTGCCTTGGCGGCTTCAAACGTGATGCCGCCACGCTTGTGGTCGGACTTGACCAGCTCAAAATAGCACTTGCCACCCGTGATGATGATAACCTGCGCCAGACTGAGCGCGGCTGTCAACCAAGCGGCAGAAGCCATATAGTTGGACTTGATGCACAGGCGCATCAGGTAAATACATTCCTGCGTGATAAGCAAGCCAGACCCGACCAGCAGGAAGCAGACGAGTTTGCTCGTGTCCAGCTTCTTTCTCCTGCGCTTTTTCTGAGCCATCAGATCATGCCGAGCTTCTGCGCGAAGCGGTAAAGAACCGTGACGAGCTGCTCGCGCGTCATCATGTCCTGCCACATGAAGTTCGCGGAGCCGTCGGGCAGCGGTGCGCCGCCCTGCACGATGCCGTTGTTGACGGCCCACTGGCGAGCAGCTTCGCTCCAATCGCTGCAGTCATTGTCCTGAAGATCTTTCCGCATTTCGCGGAAAAGCTCTGTGAAGGTTGCTTTGTCCATATCGTCGTCCTCCTTTTCTCCGTTTTCCAACACCATGACCGTATGCCCGGACGATACCAGAATATCGCCCCGGCGCAGGTAGGCGTCAGATGTCAGGTACTTCCGGTCAGTCAGCAATTCAAATTCTCCCGTAGCAGGGAAGCAGCGCATCATGCAGTAGGTCGTGCAGGAATTGCCCTGCTTGCGGTAGGTTTCTTTCAGGGCGTCGACGCCAGCGGAAATTGCGCAGAGCATCATAAACGCGCTGCAGTCCGTTTCTACGGGCTTTGCGATCTTGCTCAGAATGAAGTCTACCGCTTCCGCAGCGACGTAGGCTGTGTTGCGACCGTCCTGATCGTACCCGATGTTCTTGTTGCCGACACCAGCTTCGCACGCCCGCGCGGCTAGCTCGGCTTTCCTGCGGTCCTTGAACCGGAGAACGCCGAGCCAGCTTCCAGAGTACCAATACGCGAAGTTTAATTCGCGACCGGTCTGATTGCCGGGTTTCTGCCCATGCGCGCCGGTTTCGCCGAGCGACGCCTGCCCGATGCGTACGCTCATGTTTCGTCGCCCCCGGAGGTCGAAAGCTCACCGACAGCCAAAACGCCGCTTTTCAATTCATAAACGGCGGACTCGATCATAGCGTCCAGTTTGGCTTCGTCAACCGTAATGCCGCGCTGCTTGAGCCATTCCAAGACATACGCTTTCTTCTCAGGACCGCGACCGGAGCCGTTGTAAATCTGCTCTGCGGCAGATACGGCAATCTTCACCCATGCGTTGATTTCTGCCTGCTGCTGGGCTGTGGTCTTGCTCTTGATGTACGGAATGACAATGACGGTAATGACTGCTGCGATCAGCGCAAATACCGCCTGAATGATGGTGGTAATGTTGTATTCCATGAATCGTGTTCCTCCTTAGTCATACAGGGCGTGAATGCCCTGCTTTGTCAAAAAATCCTTCTGCTTATGCTTGATGTTGGCTGCGTAGTTCAGAGCATCGTGCATATCGCCGTTGCAGTTCGCGTCTGGAATGCGCTGTACCGCCTTGGCGGTTGCTTCGCCGAGCGCGATTGCTGCGCCTGTACTCTGCACCATGAGCAGAAAGAAGTCTTTCTGCGATTCCTCCTGCTCTTCGGCGCGCTTATCACGCGCCGCAATTTTCCGTTCCAGTTTCCAGACGATAAGGCCCATGATGGCGGACGGAATCCCCATAGCCGCGACAAACGCGATCAGAAACTCACCAGCGTTGATTGTCATAATCACTTTCACCTCTACTTGCAAAATGCAGGAGAGGCAGACCGTGCCGCCCCTCCTGCTGCGTGTCAGATCTCTACTTCGAGATCCTTCAGGATTTCCTCGACCTGCGGCTTGATAAGAGCCGGCACCTGATCGAGCGTCTTCTTGCCCTTGATAATCAATGTAGCGTAAACGACTGCCATGGTCTGCACCTCCTTCCCAAGCAAAATGGTCAAAAGAAAAAGTCGAAGGCGCTTCATACGCCCTCGACCTCATCTTCTTCAAGGATACGCCGGACTTCCTCGCGCAGTCGTTCCGGCACATCATCAAGTGTTTTCAGCCCCTTTCGGATCAGCTCGGCATACACTTTCGCCATATCCATCAACCTCCGATCACAAGCTCATAGACGTCACAGAGCGCAAGCTGCGCCTGCGTGATCTGTGCGGACAGTCCTTCATTGTTGCTTTGCAGGTCGCTTACCTGCTGTTTCAGCTTCGGAATGGTCTCCTTTTCGGCTTCGGCCAGCTTCGCCTGCGCGAAATAGCCGTCGAAGCTGCCGAGAATATCATCATAGATCCCGTCATAGAATGGCAGTTCCAGATAATACTCATCGTACTCGAAGCCGGAGATCGTCAACTCGCCCTGCGTTTCCGAGAACGGAGCTACGTTCTCATAGAACCGCACAAGGCAGTAGCCGGGCTTGTCAGGCTGCTCCTCCAGCGAGAACGCATTTGCCGGCGCATTGTCGCCTCTTACTTTCATTTCGCACAACCTCCTTCAAGATTCGTACCCCGATAGGGTCAACATACTTTTTCCGCGCCATAACAGAATCACAGTGCTTGAGCTGACCGATTCTGCTCAGCAGACCGGCAGCGGACGAATAAGAGATCCGCTGATGCCGCTCGATCCGCTTGCGGACTCTACGGCATTGCCGTGTGAAGCGCAGGAAATTCTTACGCCGCATGGTGGTGTGGTCGCGGTAGAACCGATACCCGACAAAGTCCAGCGCCCGCGCCCGCAAGGGAAACACCTGCCAGTTTCCTTTCATCTGCAGGCGCAGCCGCTTTTGCAGATACTCGGCAACCGCTTTACGCGCGCGGTGCAGCTTTTTCTTGTTCGGGCCGAACAGAACGATGTCATCCATGTACCTTGCGCTGTACTTCACGCCGTCGAGCGTCAAGATGTATCGGTCGAGCGATTCAAGGTAGAAGTTCGCAAGCCATTGGCAGATGAAAAAGCCGATGGCAAGCCCCTGTTCGCAGGTCTGAAGAATATCCCATGTCAGCTTCAGGTATTTCTTGTCCTTGATCTTGTGTGCCAGCATCCAGATCAGCTTCCGGCGGTCGACAGAGTGGTAGAAATGGTGAACATCCATTTTGCAGACGTACCGGCTTCCTTTTTTGCCGTGGTGAATGACACGCTTGCAGCGCCGAAGCGCGTGCTTTCCGCCGCGTCCCGGTACTGATGCGCAGCACCAGTAATTCATCCCGCGCAGGAAGACCGGCGCCGCCGCCAAGACCATCAACGTGTGGACAATGCCGTCGGGGAAGAACGGAACGTATTCGATCTCTCTCCACTTTCGGCTGCTGTTGTCGAAGATCTTGCGCTTCTTCGGCTGGGCTGGGGCGAAAGTCTGCGTCTGCAGAAGATCATAGACGCGGTCCGTGTAGCCGTCCACGTCGGCCAGCACCCGTCTTACGTCGCGCCGATCGTGTTTGTCTTTCGCGCCAAACACAATGGCTTCACGGATGTGTTCTTTGTCACACATCCATTCATACAGGAATCCTTTTCTTTTTGGCATTTGCCTCGCTCCTTGTTTGCCATCGGGGTCTTTCCAGATACCTTTCGGCCGTACTAAAGCCCGTCCTGTAGCGGCAATATTTTCACCAAGCGGTGTGGGAGAGCCTGCGCAAAGAAATGGAGCATACAAACAAGTAGGCGCGCGCCGATGTTCGAGTTCGCGTTGGACGAATTGTAGTTGCCATTGAAAAAGAACAGGCCGCAGTTCGCAGCATCATTCCTGTAGTAGCCGCCGACGCAGAGAACACACCAGCCAGAATTCGAGTTCACGTGAAGCCCAAAACACCGCACAAGCTGCGCAGACAATCCCGTCGAGAATTATACTGTCTATGCGCTGGGAAGGTCTGAAAACGGGAGAAAATAACGAAATGCGTTATTTTGAAAAAATATACGCGCCGCGCTTCGCGCGGATATATAGGTAATGGCGCTGCCGCGCCAGAGCGTAAGACGTGCCGCTCTGAAAACGGAAGCCCACGGGGGCTGCGGCCCCCGGTCCCCCATTAGGGGACGTAAAGGAGGCGCGCGCCGATGAACGAGAACGCGTAGGACGAATAGCAGATGCCATTGAAAAAGAACAGGCCGCAGTACGCAGCATCAAACCCGTAGAAGCCGCCGACACAGAGAACACACCAGCCAGAATACGAGTACACGTAGTCTGACACGTAGGTCGTGCCGCTGCCACCGGTTCCCGTCGGAATAAATGCCCATGGGAGGGCCGTGCAGTTTCCGAGCGTTTTGATATTGCCGCTGCTCGGCAGGCTGAGCCCAGCCGCCGTGTAGTTGGTGGACGTATCGTCTGCGTACTTCGACGGATCGGTGCAGATATAAGCCGCGCGGTTGTTGAAGTTGATGCCGTCAATCCAGTCATAGACATTGCCCCACGGGTTTTCAATGCCGCGATACTGTACGCCGCCATAGCCTGTCCTGGCGGAAGCGACCGTGCCGGTGTGGTAGGTCATGCTGTCCGTCGTACCCGTCTTCTGCAGCGAGGAATTGCCGACAATACCGTTGCCGATTTTGCTCTGGCTATCCCAGTTTGCATACTCGACGAGATAGAGCAGCCAGACCGCGCACCACGACGCATAATCGTACTGCTGCCACTTGCTGCCCTTGTTCCGGGAGTTTGTGCGGGCTGTGGCGCGTGTGATGTTCGTCAACGGATTCGCGCCAGACTTAGAGTAGTAGCTGGCAATCGTGTTGTAGCGACCAACATAGCGGCCAGAACCGGGGTGCTTGGAAAAGCCGGTGAACGGCGCGTTTGCAACGTAGTAATAGATCTTGCTCTGGCTGCTGTTATAGACGATCTTGTAGTAAAACTCAGGGATAAAGACCATCGTATCGTAGGACGTGCGGGAGAATCCGGACTGTCCCTTTTTATACGACACCGCGCCGTTGATGATGTTGTATTCCTCCATGCCTTGCCATGGCATGAATGCGTCGAATGGAGAGTTGCCAGCGCCTGTGCCGATGGCAGCGCTCGGCTCCGAGGACACGGCGGCATTGACATAGCCGTTCGGGTCGTTGCTCGGCGTCAGGCGGGAAAGAGCCGGGGAGGAGTTGCTGTACGTCCAGCAGACGCCGAAGATTGTCACGAACACGCACGACACGGTGCAGGTCTTGCTTGCCGGCGCGTTGTAGTTCGTGTCGCTGGCAACGGAAACCGTGATCGTAACCGTGCCGGAGTTTTCATCGACGCTGTGGACGGTCACAATATTTCCCGAAATGGAAACACTGGCAATATCGGGGCGGTTGGACACGGCTGTGATTGTTCCTGTGCCAAGCCGTGTGACCGTGAAAGAATCTGTCAGCTTTCCGTCTTCCAGCTTGATCGAAGTCTTGCTGAGCGTCAGTGAGTCATCTGCCTTGCCGATCTTCCACGATACGGTTTTCGGCGCGGTCGAGCCGTCTGCCCACTGATAGAGAGCTGTGTCTTTCAGTGTAAACTTCGCGCTGTAATTGCCGGCGTTCGTGCCGCTGGTCGTGCCGCCGAGCGTCATTTTCGTCGTATCGTAGTTGTACCATGCCGGGCTTTGCGAGCCGCCCGAATAGGTCAGGCTTCCGCTCTGGCTCGGCACGGTCACATTCGTCTTGGTGACTGTGATTGCCTGTGTTGCGGTGCAGGATACGCCGCCCTCCGTGTATCGGATGGTGACGCTGGTGCGACCTGCTTCCAGACCGCCGCTTGGCTCGACCGATACGCCTGTTGCAATCAGCGTGGCGCCGTTGGAATATGTCGCTTTGACCACCATGCCCGCCATAGAAAACGGCTCACCAGCCTTGTATGCGGTCTTTGTAGGCGGCGTTGTGATCTCAATAGACGCGAGCTTGATACCGCCACCGCTCCCGCCAATCATCTGAAATACCTTGCTCATTGTGAGACCTCCGCTCTGAGAATGTTTACCGAGATTGCGCTTGTCGGCGTATCGGTGCAGGTGAACGGCATTTTCCCGTTCTCAGTGATATCTCCCACTTTCACGCCAGCGTCGCCCCACGCCGTAAGGCTTGCGGAAACCGGCGTCACGATGTAGGCATAACCGGATTCCAGAAACCGTGCGTCTTCCAGCGTCTGCGCAAGATTCGACCAGCCGTTGACCGGCAGGGACAGCGTGAACGAAACAGCCTTGCCGCTTTTCTTGGAAAACAGATCTGCGTGGGCCTGCACGGCAGCATTGTGCGAGGTAACCGCTGTAGCGCCAGCGCCTGCGGATTCAAAGTTGCTGCTGTCCTTGAATGCCGCAGAGCCGAGGTCTGACAGCCACTTCATAATCCGACCAAGCAGCACTTTCAGCTCCGAGCCGGATTCGAGCTGCGTTCGCGTCGCGGACTGCGTGAAGGTGGGTTTCAGAGTGCCGCCGTCGCCGTCCGTATTCAGTTTCGCATCGAACAGGGCTTTGTGTGCGGCCTCGGACTCGTTGTGATTCTTGACGGCGTCTTTCTCTTCCGCTCCGACCATCTCTGCGGTATAGTCGCCGTTTTTCGGAACAACTGCACCGGAGCGGTTATTGAACGAAGTTACACCGCCCGCGGGTCCGAGCAGGCTCACGGGCTCCGGATTCGGAAGACCGCCGTCGTTCGTCCAGCTAAGAATACCGGCGTCGGTCACGTGTGGCGTAAAGATTACGCCAGGATTGCCCTGTGTGCCGCGCGATGGATAGCCTGAATCGATAAATGCGCCCTGTGCGCCATCCCACACGTACCAGTTTTCATTTTCGCCGATATAGCAGGCTCTGCCCGCAGCCGACACCAGCGCGGACGCAGCGGCGCTGATAAGCTCAACTTCGGCGTCGGTGAGCGTTTCAGCAAGGGTGCTGATCGGAACACGGCGTACCTTGCCGCCGATCGATGCGAGGATAAAGTCGGCAATCGCCGCAGAGGCGGCAATCGGCTTGGAATTTACGTTTTCTACTGCCATACGATCACCCCTTACAATTCTGTGACGAGCGCCTGCGGCATGATCGCGGCGTTCTTTCGGTCTTCCGTGATGGCGTTGATCTCACGCATGACAAGGTTCGTGAAAGAGAGATCCGCCGTGACGATGCCCATGTGAGACAGCAGCCGCAAGCAGTAGATGAACAGAGCGTCTTTGACGCGCTGACAGCCGCAGCGTTCGTTCTGCTCGAAGATTGTTTTCACCCACGCGAGCTTTTCATCGGTCGACAGCGCCATCAGGGTTTTGCGCGTGAAGAACGCGCCGACCGCCGCGGAGAAATAATCGTATGCGACCACGTTGGAAAGGCCGATGGCGGCGTATTCTGCCTTGACGCACTTTGCGGCTTTTTCGGGCGCGATCTCGCCAGCGTACATTCGCTTGTTGTAGCAGACGATAATCATGTTGAGCGCGTCGACGAGTTTGTCGATGCTGCTGCCGATTGCCGCTCGCAGCTCACTTCGCTGCTCGACGGAAACCGTGTCCGTCTGTAAAGCGATTGCAAGGTTCGCCGCAGCAATTTCGTATTTACTTGCGATTTCCAAAGGGCTACCTCCTTACTTCGATACGGCTGTGCAGTTTGTCCCGCAATAGCCGCAGGACGTCTGGCACGAGGTCGTGCAGCCAGCAGAGCAGAGACCAAGGCACGAGCCGACGCAGCCAGTGTTGCCGCAGGTCACTGTGCAGGACGATTTGCAGCCGCCAGAACAACTGCTGGAACAGCCGCCAGAGCAGGAACCGGAGCAACCAGAGCAGCTACCATCACAAGAGCCAGAGCAGCCGCCCGTGCAGTTGCTGCCGCAGCCGTAACAGCCGCCAGAGCAGGAGCCTTCGCAGGTGTTCGCACAGCCGCTTCCGCAGCCCGTGCAGGAACCTTGACATTCTCCGGAGCACGTCGTTTCGCAGCCGCCTGTGCAGTCTCCAGAACAGCCGGTGTAGCAAGCTCCCGTGCAGGACGTTTCACAGTCACCCCGCGTCTTGTCCGTCATGGGGCGTGTTTCAAAGAGCGTCAACGCCGCTTCAAACTCGGTGATGTCCTCGTCAAACACGATTCTGCGGCCGTCGAGGCTCGGCACTTTCTCGCTGTGGATCTTCGACAGCGGAAGCGCCAGCTTCTCATAATGCTCCACGTCGACGGTGTGATCTTCGGTGGGGCTGTTCGTGTATTCGTATTTTTCGCCGCCGTATTCCGCAACAGATCCGGTATGGCAGCGCCGCAGGCACTCGGCCTTGACACGCGCTTTCAATTCGGCGAAGCGTTCGGCCTCGATATATGCCATACTCAGCCCTCCTTGGAGATTGATTTGAGCATTGACAGCTCTGCATAGGGGATGATTTCAAGCGCCCATGCGTCAGGAATATCCAGTCGGTAACGTGCGGTGTCGCCGCGTTTTCGGTACAGATTGTTCCAGTAGTAGGCGTTCGCCAGGACGCGGGCCTTGTGCATCGGGCAGATGTACGTCACGCGCTTATCCGGAGTCCCTGTGCATTGGTAGTTGTACGCGCTGCACCAAGAGCAGCCGGACGCGATCGGGCACGCAAAGCATTCGTCGGTGGACTGGCTGCGCCGCGTGACTGCGGCCATTTCTGCCACCCGCGCCCGATGTTCCGGAAGAACGTTGATGCCGTGTTCCAGATCGCCGATGGTATAGGGCCGCTGCTCATGGCCGAGGGAGGTTCCCATGTAGCGCAGGCACGGGAAGAACAGGCCATCGCAGTCAACCGCCAGCATAAGCCCCGTACCGCCGCACCAGTTCTGATTATCGTCCTCCGGAAGCGGATGGCCGACGCTTTCGCTGAAGATCGACAGATACGGCTGCTCGTCCGAGAGCAGGACGAAATCGGCGAGCCGTTTGAGCTGTGTGTAGAGTGTAGTCGCATGGTCGAGCGTCCAGCCCTTTTCGTAAACGCAGTTCAGATTGATCGCCCGATACCCCGCGCCCAGCAGACCGATTACTGCGTGGTACAGATAATCGACGTTGCCGGGAGCAATCGTCATCTTCGAGCCAAGGGCGTTTCCCTTGGTCATGTAATCCTTCGCGGCCGCGATAGCAAGATCATAGCTGCCAGAGCCGTCCGGGAAGACGCGGCAGGAATCGTGGAGCTGCTTATCTCCGTCAATGCTGATGGAGAGCGACAGGTGCTTTGCCCACTTATCCAAAAACCGCTGTACCTCCGGGCGGAAGTACAGCGTTCCGTTTGTGGACATCGACGCTTTCCAGCGCGTCGCCCATGGATGATGCAGGCGGAAGGTCTGCGCCACGAAGTAGTCGAGGATCTGGTCGATCAGCTCGACTTCCAGCAGCGGCTCACCGCCGATAAAGTCAAGAACGACTCCGGCAACCTCCGTGGACGTGATGTACTGATTTGTCCGCTCGTCTGCGGCGAGCAGCATATCGACGGCGGCCTTGGCGGTTTCAAGCGACATCTTCCGGTGCGTCTTGCAGCCCTGATAGCAGTAGCTGCAGCGCAGGTTGCAGTCTTCCGTCACCTGAAATGTAATGCACTTGGAGTGCGGCGAGTTGATGCCAAGCTGGATACCCGGCATGGGGAAAAGCCGCGCCAGCATATCGGTGAAGGTTTCCTGTGGCCTAGTCATCGGTCTGCTCCCGCGGCGTCACCGTCACCGTGGCGGTCGAGAAATCAAGCACCCAGTCAACCGCTGCATTGCCGACGGCAGGAATGATAAACTCACGTTCCAGCGTCGCTTTTGCGATCTCATATTCCTTGCTCTTGCCGAGGTAGTCCTTCATCCATGCGTTGTATGCGTCGGTGTCCTTCAAGCCCTGCTTTGCCGCCATGAGCAGCAGCTCCTGAATGGAATTACGGTCATAATGCAGGGATTCGATGTAATTGGACAGTTCGGCTTCAATCTGAATTTTCATGCGAGAGTCCTCCTAAGATCAAGAATAAGCAACAGGAACGTGCTCCCAGTCGGTGCCGTTCCAATACTTCAAGCCGCCGGTAACAGGCGTCGGATCAATCCAGAAAAGATTCTTCTGCGTCGGCGGCGTGTTGCCGGTGACAAACAACGCCAGACTGGACAACTTCATAAAGACAGGGGCGGAATCAGGCCCCTGCGCCAGAAGCGAAACCTCCGATGGTGCCGAGACCTGCCCAAGCGATTTCTCACCGTCCGCGAAAACGATGCAGTTCTTCGTCCACTCGTTGCGGCCAGTACCACCGCGCTGCACAATGACCGTGCCATCGTTGATGTCATTTGCGTTGTGCGAGTGCTTCGACGCAGCGGCGCCAATATCGGCGGCTTTTACCTTATGCGGATTGTTGAAGTCGTAAAGGTGCGATTTCAGCAGCGACAGCGCCTTTGCAATCTTTCCGAGGATAGAACCCATCTTCTCACCGGAGGCAATGTCGGACAGCTCGTTTGCCGCGACAAAGGCCGGCGTCTGATCGATCAGGGCTTTGTTCTCCACATTGCCGAGGCCGATTTGCTCCTTGGTGACCTTGTGCGGATTATTATGGTCGTTCTTGTGATTGTTTAGCTCCGAAACGGTTGCGTAGACCAACGTTTCGCCGAGCGCCGCAGACACGTTTTCGGCCTCACTGACGAACACCACAAAGTCGTACTGCGATGCAAGCAGGCGCTCGACGTTGGGGTTGATATAGTCGGCTTTCTCGACCTCTGTTTCCTCCCAGATGCAATAGCAGAGTTCCTTCGTGGAATCGTCGGGGTCCTCGACGTAAATGCCAATTTCGGTTGCCCAGAAGCCGGTGATCTCCAGCTCGACATTCTTGAACGACACAGACAGTGTGACGTACTTCTCGCTGCGCGTCGCGGAAGCAATTTTCAGAGAGAGCAACGGGTTCTTCAGATCGTTCGCGCCGTCACCCGGCGTACCGTTGCCGTATTTGATGCGTGTGAATTTGATCGCGTCGCCCATGAGCCCGCGAAGCATGACGTTGTACCCATCCGGGGTCAACCAGTGTGTCATACCGTTGCCTCCTTATCCATCATAATCAGACCGCCGTCCCAGTCGCACAGGGCGTTCCCGGCTTCGTCGCCCATGATGTCAATGTCCGTATTGACCTCGCCCGTGGTGAGCTTGAATTTCTTCGTGACGCTCATAACCGCGCCGAAGTACAGAATCAGCTCACGGACGGAAATTGCACGAATACTGTCCAGCACTGCGCTCTTACGGCTGACAACTTCGAGGATCTGCAGGAACGTGCGGATATTGTCGTTGACCTGTCTGATGTCAACGTCAAAGATGCGATAGTGATTCGGCTCGCCGCCGTATTCAAACCATTCCTGCACCTTACCGGAGCCGAACGAGGTGGACAACGCCAGCTCGACGGCGTACTTCGTGCCGAGGTGACGGCGAACGTGCCAGGACTCGCGGAACGTGGCGCGCTTCTGCTCAATATCCCAGTCGTTGTCCCACCAGCTTACGCCGAAGTCGTGCGCAAGCTGGTCGAGAAGATCTTCTGGCAGAGTGTCGATGTGCTGATAGAGCATATTCTGCTCAATCTCGGCCGGCCGCGCCGTCAGGATCTCCGCGACGCCGGTTGCGAGCGCGAGCATTTTTTCATCCTGCCGCAGCACATCGGGGAGGACGTTCAGCAGGTTCTCAACCGTGAGGCCGTACTGCTCATTCATCCTCGTAGCCTCCGTTCACGATTGTTTTCGTTCCCAGCTTTGCAATCTGCGGCGCGGCGTTGTTTTTGCCGCCCTCCAGCACCTTGTAGGCCGGGGAGCGCAGCACGATCCGCTTGACACCCGTGTGGAACAGGAGGTCGCGCAGCTTATCCGGGTTAATATCGCGGCCGAGCTTGCCGGACTGCCAAGCGATGTATTCCTCGACGGCTGCGTCTACGGCTTCCTGAATCGCCGCACCGGAGAGCGTCGTGTCGGTGGGGACATAGTAGGTGAAGTCGATATTGTACGAAACGAGGCCGGGGTCTTTGACGCTGACATAATCGGCCAGCGGCCGCACCTTGCTTTCGTTACAGGCGGCAAGGACGGCGTTCTTGATCTCCGTCGTGGCAATCGTTCCGTCGTTCATCAGGACATAAATATCGACGTGCCCGGCACCGTCAAAGGTGAGCGACACGTCGATCTGGCTCGCGCTTGCCAGCGCGCCGTCTGCGGCGATTGCAACTTGCAGCAGACCGTTTTCGTAGGTGACGGTATAATCTGTGTCGGCGCTCGCAGCCGTGCTGCTGCCCTTGGCGTAGACCGCCAGAGAGGACAGGTCGATGGTGTCGCCGCCCCAAAAAGCGTACTTGACGCCGCCTTTCGTATAGAGATCAAGCGTCACTTTCTTTACGACAGCCGGGCGAACGGCCTGTACGTCAGCAATCTCCGTAGATACGGATTTCGCGTGGTAGATGTAGGAGCCAACCGCGCCGGCCGTCGAAAACGCGAACATGGATTCGCGCATCAGCTCGTAGAATTCTTCGTCGCTGGCGATCTCCGAACCGTCGTCGGAAGTCGTGATATTGGTGCAGGACGTGTAGTAGTCGAACACATCAACGATCACGTTGAGCTGGCCGACGGCGTAGCCGTTGCCGACCGTGCCGTCCGTCTGGCACCGGATGGCGGTGTCAACGTAGGTATCGCCTGCGCTGATGTAAGCATCGGCGACGGTCTCCCAAATCAGGGTGTTGCTGGCGTCTGTGACGCGCGTCCCCTTGGGGACGAGGATGGCGAACGTCTGCGCCTCGGAGATCGTAAACCGTTCCGTGCAGTAAGCAGGTTTTGCCTGTGGGCGCTGCTGCAGATAGTACAGTTCTGCCAGCGCGTCAAGGTTCTTGCCTTCGGCGCGGCTCGGAATATTCTGATTTGCGGTGTAGTTGTTGTAGACCCGCTCCTGAATGATGACGCTGGCTACCCATTGCGCGAACAGTTTTTCCGGACTGGCGGGGCGGACGCTTACTCCGGTCAGGTTCTCATAAACGGTAATCAGAAAATTTGTGATTTCCGCAGCGTCGGTCGAAACAAACTGAAATTCGGTATTACGACTCATCGACGATTTCCACCTCCACGATAGGGCTTAGAACGCCCTGCATTTCTTCCTGCGTATCAAAATCGACGCTCTTGACACGGACGCGCGGCTCATATTCCTCAATGGCCTCGCGGATTTGAGAGAAAAGCAGCACCTTTGCCGCAGGAATCGGGCGGTCGATCAAGGTAGCGTCAATACCGAAGCTGCGATACATCGGGCAGGAGCCTTTGATCGTCCGCAGGATGATGGACACGTTCTGCAGAATGGATTTTACAGGGTCGGTTTCGTTCAGGCTGATCGGCCCGATCTCCGACATGGTGATTTTGTAGCCCATAGTGTGCGCCCCTCATCGTAGATATTCCTGCAAGGAAATGCTCAGCGTCGCACTGATGATGTTTCCATGCCCGTCATAATGCTCCGCCTTGGTCTTATGGCTCAGGATCGTCCAGCGATAGCGGCCGTATCCATGATTGCCAATCGTAAGCGGCAGCGTCACGCCCTGCCGTTCCAGATCGAACAGCCGCCAAATCTCGGACATTGGGTCAACGCCGAGGGATGCAAGAAGCTGAATGTCAAAGGTGATCTTCGCAAGGTCTGTGCCGGTGTATTCCGAAATGCTGTTGCCGGCATGGAGATCATGCGTGGCGTACCGCGCAGAACCGGACCATACGAAATTGCTGATCGTTTTCAGCGTGCGCGACGAAACTGAAAAAACAACGTCTCCAAGTGCCCCTACAATCATCCGATACCTCCCAGCACGAAGCCATCCCCGTTGAACACAGGCAGATAGAGCGTGAGGACGGTGTCGTTGACAAGCGGCATCCACGGCTTGATCGTGAGGTCGTGCTGATGCCCATCCTGCAACTCTGTCTTCTGCTGCGCAGGGTCATAAGCTGGAATGTGCGGGTGCGTGTCCAGCACATAGAGCCATCCGGACGTCATATTGCAGTCCTGAAACTTCACTCGCGCTTTTCGCTTGGCATTGTCGATGTCCGTCACAGTTCCGACGCGAACGAGCCGCTTTAACACTTTTTCTGCGTCCATCAATATCCCTCCAATACCATGCGCAGCGAGATCTGCGTTGTATAGCCGCCGCTGTCCAGCTTGTGGACAGCCTGCTTGATGATGTATTTTCCGTCGTAGCCGCCCCAGCCTTTGAGCGCGACATTGACGCCCGCAACGAGGTCGGTATCTCCCGGCAGCAGGAATTGTGCCTGGCGGCAGAATTTGTTGCGAAGACGGAGATTCTTTTCTGCAAGCTCCTTCGCTTCGTCCACTGTTCCAACCTTGGCGGTGATTTCAAGCTGCTGATTGTTCGGGTCTTCGGTGTATCCCTCGACCTTGGCGATGCCCTCAATACACTGTCCGGTTTCGGGGTTGACGTAGGACACCCGGCACGACGCATACTGCGCATCGGCTGCGCTGGTGCTGAGCTGGTACGTCTTATAGCTGTGGTCATAGCGTCTGATGGTGCGGACTTCTGGCTTCTGCTCGTACTTGCGCTGATCGAACAGTACAAGGATCCGGTTTGTTGCCTTGAGAGAAATGCCGGCATCATGGCAAAGCTGCGACAGAAACTCAATGTCGCTCATGTCGATCTGCTCGACGCGCTCATAATATGGGTCGCTGTCCGATTCATACATGCAGGTCATACCGCCGCTCCCGGCGATTTCATTCGCAATGCCGCTAAGCGTGTAGCTTTCCCATGCCTTGCTCTTGCAGGTCTGCCGGAGCTGCGAAGAAAACGGAATCGAAGATCCTTTGATGCAGACTGTGTTCGGTGGCCCGCTGCAGGAGATGTTGTCAAGCTCAAATTCTCCGCACGGCAGCACCGCGTCGGAGCCGTCGCTGTTCCAGTTCTCACGGACAAACACAACGTCCATGGCGAGCCGTTCTTCTGCGCCGCCGCCATCGGAGGATGCACCCTGTTCGCCAGAGGAAGTAGAAGATCCTGAGCCGCTGCTTTGCGTGCCTGCCTGTGCAGAGGCAGCAGAGCCGCTCTGCGTGGCACCGCCAATTCTGCCCCAACTGATAATCCCGGCTCTGCGGGTGTTGATGTCTGTGATCTGGACGCACGAACCGGTCGCATTGACCATTTGCCCATTGCCCATGTAGATACCTACGTGGTCGACAACGCCCTGCGTGCCGAAGAAGATGAGGTCGCCGGGCTGCGCTGTGGCTTCATTGACCGGTGTAGCCATATCCTTGTAGCCCTGCGCGGTCGTTCTGGGAACGCTGATCCCGGCTTCGTTGAGCGCGTAGTAGACAAGACCGGAGCAGTCAAAGCCGCTCGGACTGCTGCCGCCCCAAACATACGGTGTACCGAGGTATTTGTTTGCTTCGCTGACAACAGCATCGCCAGACGCGCTGCCGCCAGAGGGTGATGCCCAGGACAGCTTTTCAGAGATTTCATCGAGCCACTGCGTGAGCCAGAGATCGTCGCGGTCTTGAATTTTGATTTGCAGATCGTCTGTTTCGTCTTCTTCGTTGTCCGTATAGGAGATCGACAGAAGATACGGCTGAATGGATTTTGTGATGTCGATGCCGCCGAAGGAAATCTCGGCCTTTGTGCGTCTGGCGAGATTTCGGCTGCTCATCGCTGCACCTGCTTCCACGGCGGCAGCGTAGATGCGCTGCGCTCCACCACATCAGGGATTGTCAGCATGACGCCTGCGGGGAAGGAGAAATAACTGAGCAGCGAGCTATTGGCGTTCATCAGATCGTCGGTATAGTCGACGCTGCCCATCTCCTTGTAGGCGATCATATCCCACATATCGCCCTGCACAGTCGTGTAGATTTTGCTCATCTGTACGCCCCCCGTTGCGCGTTGATATTGTCTTCTCGAATCACCGCGCGTACCTGTGCGGCAAATTCCTCGCCATAGGTTTCAAGGCGCTCCATAACGCCGTCGTTGACATCGCCCTCGACGGTGATGTTGACCTGCACTGGAACGGAGCTGTCCGAAGTGGAAGTCATAGCTTCGATGGCGCTGTGTGTGTCGGCCGCGTTCAAGACCGCTTCGCCGCCGCGCATCATCACAAACTCCGGGCCTTCTTCGCCGACGAGGGCAAGGCCGGCCTCGGCAGAGGTTGTGCCGCTGGCATATCGGGAGAACCCGCTCATGCGGCGGCTCGAAGCAACAGAATTATTGTTCTGCACGTTTCGGCTGAGAGCAGCGAGGGCGGCGTATCCGAGCTGGGAATACGCCGACTGCACGGTCGACAGCATTCCGGTTGCACCATCAATGAAGCCCTGAATGGTCGCACGACCGGCTTCCGCAGCTTCCGTGCCAAGATCCATGTCGTCAATGGTGGCTTCGAGGTCTCCACTGATCGCGTCCATAGTTTCAGAGAAGCCGGTGCGGAAGTCTGCGATGTCCTCGGCGGCTTTATTCTGTTCCTCGCGCAGCTTATTCCAGCTTTCGACCATCGCGGCCAATTCTTCATCGCTGGCCGCAGCCATGCCGGCAACCGCATTCACGCTGTCGGAGCTGCCGTCTGCGAAAGAACCGATCATTTCGGTCAGGCCCTCAATATCACCAGCCCTGTCACGCAGGCTGGCCAGATTATCGTTGTAGGTCTGCCAATGCGTGATCTGGCCTTGGAGATTACTGTTGATGCTGGACGCAGAGGTCGCAACGATGCTGTCTGCCTGCTGCCAAAGTGCATATTGGCCCTGAACGCTTTCTGCGGCAGCTTTATAGGCTTCCTGATACGCCTGCTGGAGAGCCTCGACACGTTCCTTGACGCTGCTGATCTCGGTGTTCAGCTCACCGTAGCCGCGGCTCGCGTCCTCGGTTGCGGTGGTGGAATCTTCAGTGGCCGTTGTCAGGTTTTGAACAGCTTCCTCAGCGAGTGCAATTTCGTCCTGCGCGGCCTGCAGCGCGTCGTTGTCTTTATCAATGGCTTTCTGGTAGGCGTCGACAGCGTCCTGTGCCTCCATAACCGCTTGCGCGTTCTGTTCCAGCTTCCAGTTCAGCTCGTCGGTCGTTTCGCCGAGCCACATATTGGCGTCGGTGACAAGGCCTGTTTCCTCGTAGTATTCCTGAACCTTCTGATTGGCTTCCTGATAGAGCCGATTCTGGCGTTCAAACTCGTCGTTCTGTGCTTTCTGCGCCACAGCCAGCTTGCCCTCAGCGTCGCGCAGACCGATTTTGTTCTTTTCTGCTTCAATCAGAACGTCGGCATTTTTGCTGTAAATCTCAGTGAGCTGTTCCTGATAGGCCTGAGCAATGGCGTTATCCTTCCAAGCCTGCGTATTGGCCCGCAGCGCCTCCGTGCCGCCATTGATCGTATCGGTTTCAAGATCGATGTAGTTGGCCAGATCCGGAACAGTCTGCGTCAACATGACGAGAATGCCATGATATTCTCGCTGCTGCTCCGCGCTCAGTTTGCTCAGAGAGTTCAGCTCATCGAGACGGTCGATGTAATTGTTCGCGACATTCGCAGATGCTTCCGTCGTTGTGACGGTATCATCACAAGCGGCTCTGGCGTCGCTCATGGCGCTGTCAAGTTCACGCGCCGCCTCAGTCAGCTCCCGGACGGACGGAACAGCGTCGTCCTTGGAAGCGTCACTGAGCGCAACGATTCCAGCCGTCAATGCGGCCACGGCAGTTACGCCCAACATGATAGGACCGACGGCGCCGCCGAACATCGTAGCCATGTCGAGCGCTTTAATGACTTTGGAGATTGCGGCGTATGCCGTCAATGCGACCGTTGCACCGCCGACTACGCCCGTGAATGTTACAACACCCTTGACGAGCGCAGGATTCTCCTGCACAAACTCGCCGAGGACGTTCAGCACGTCCGTACCGGCGTCGTAGGCATCGCGCAGCGCCGGGGTAAAAGCATCGCCTACGGCAACCTTGAGGTTGTTGTAGGCGTTCTGCATCATATCCAGCTTGGATTGCGTGGTGGCGTATCGCTTGTTGGCTTCGCTCGTCAGAGCGATATTCTCATCCCACGCGGTGTTTGCTGTCTGCACGGCGCTGTCCATCTGGTCTGCTGCCAGGGCGAGGGATTTGAGCATATTGCTCTGGCGAATGCCGGTAAGACCGAGGTCTTCCAGCACCAGAACGGCGCTTTCGCCCTGTTCGTCCAGATTGCCAAGCCCTCGGATAAAGGCTGTCAGAGCGCCCAGCGCGTCCGTATTCCACATTTCCGCGAACGAATCCGCAGACATTCCCGCAACATCTGCGAAGCTCTGTAAGGAATCCTCGCCGGTTGCAACAGCCTTTTCGATGGCGTTGAGCGTCTGCGTCATGGCCGTACCGCCAGCTTCGGCCTCGATGCCGACGGAGGACATTGCTGCGGCGAGCGCCATGATCTGCGGCTCTGTCAATCCGGCCAGCTTGCCGCCAGAGGCAAGGCGCGTACCCATCTGCGTGATCTCAGATTCGGTCGTTGCAAAGTTATTGCCAAGATCAACGATCACGGCGCCGAGACGATCATAATTGTCTGCGGACATGCCTGTAATGTTCGCGAACCGCGCGAGGGCGGTTGCGGCATCTTCGGCTGTCATGTTCGTCGCTGTGCCGAGCATTGTCATAACGCGCGTAAAATCGAGCAGCGCGTCTTTCTGAATGCCAAGCTGGCCAGCAGCTTCAGCGACGGCGGCGATCTCGGTCGTAGATGCCGGGATCTCCGTGGACATGGCTTTAATTGCGTCCGACATATCTGCCAGTTCTTCGTCTGTCAGGTCTGTCGTTTTGGCAACGCCGGTGATGGCAGACTCGAAATCCATCGACGCCTGCACACACTCGTCAAAGCCTTCCTTTATTTCTTTAAGCGCAGCGGAGATACCAGCCGCAGCAAGAACGCTCGACACCGCGTCCACAGCCTGTGTCGCGCGGCTGCCGAAAGATTCTGCACTATCGGCCGTGTCGCCGAGCTCGCCGCGGGCCTTTGCAAAGGTCGTGCGAAACTCGCGGCCAAGCTGCGCTTCAAGCGCAAATAGCATCTCATATTCTTTCCGCGATGCCAATATCTCCGCCTCACTTTCACTTGCGTTTTTGTTTTCGCTTCTCCATTTCCTCGGCAATCAGCGCATTAGAGGCTTTCACCCATTGCGAAAATTCGCCGAGACGTAGAGATAACCAGAAATCTACCGGAGTGTTGTTCGTCCGGGCCATGGCGAGGCATTGCCTGCGAAGCCATACGCCGCCATCTCCGACGATCACTCCTTGCGCGATAAAAAACCTCTTACGGTGTTCCGCAGACGGTTGAAATCGCGGATACTGAGCTTGCCCAGCGCATCAATGCCAAGGGGTTCCGTACACGCCTTGACACATACGCGGATGAGGTATTCGCTGTCGAAATTCGCAACGATCACCGTATGGCCGAGCATCTGCAGCTCCCGTTCAATCGCCAGAGAGTCGCTGCCGCTCAGACTGTCAAAATCGAACGTGAGGTCGGAATAGCTCTTGCCCTCATGCTCCAGAGGGCGCGTAAGATGCAGCGTGAAGACGCCATCGTTGGCGGTTGCTTCGTCCTGCTTCTCCGCGACTGCGAAGATGTTGCCGCTTTCTTCTGCGGCGGTGTTCTGCTTCTTGTTTTCCATGATTCGAGGCTCCTTTCAAAAATGACGGGGCGACGCATCGCGCGCCGCCCCAAAGATTTACGATTTGCCGAGGGCCTTGCGGGTGTCGGAAAGATAGTCGACACCGTTCACCTCGCAGATGTAGTTGTACGGGTCAAGCTCCATGACCTTCGCGTCATCGATGTACGTCACCCAGCGGCGCACGGCGTAGCTGCCAGAGCCGTCCGTGGGAGACGCCGGGGCGATATTGCCGTTCGACAGCGTCTTCGGAACAAGCACGAGGACGTGCTTGACGGACTGCGTCTTGTAAACGCCCGCAATCGGGTCGTACACCTGCTGCGGCGCGCGCAGGTCGATGTTGTGTTCGCGCGGCTCCAGCAGCTTCAGGCTCTCAGCGCTGAAGGTGCGGAATTTGAGCTGCGCGGTCATGGCGTTCATATGGCCGATGATCGGCGCCTCCACGTTGCCGGCAATGCCAGCACCGGAGACGGTCGCAACAATGAAATCAACATCGGGCAGCGTCACGGAAGCCAGACCGAGGAAGTCTTTGGCGTCTTCGTAGCAGGCAAAGTTGATTACGGCCTGATCTACCATTCCCATTGTTCAGTCCTCCTTCGTCACGCCAACGCGCTCTGCACGTAATCGGTGTCGTATTCGAGTACGAAGTCGATCTCCTGTGCAGGGCTGGGCGGCGTCATGTAGATGTGGATTCTCACGATACCGGCCATGAGGTCCGTCATGGGATTCTCGGAGTCGAGGATCTCAACGCGGGCGCCGAGCAGATACTCGCTGCCCACAAGCCCTGCGAGCCAGTTGTTCGCGGAATCCTTGATGTTGTCCAGCAGGCGCCGGTTCATGGGGCTGTCCGTCTTCGACCAGAACGTCTTGATGAGGGAGTTGCCGACCCACTTGAACATTCTGCTGATCGGGATGAAATAGTCCTTGATGTCGGTGTTGCTGGGGTAGCAGGCGGTGTAGTTGCCCCACGCCACGAAGCCATTCATAAACTTGAGCGCCGTGCAAATGCCGTTGGCGTTCAGAATGTTCGCCTGCTCCAGCGTGAGGGTGACGTCTGTGCCGTCTTCCAGGCAAGCGCCGTCGCACTGGAGGGCCTTATTAGAGGGCGATTCATACGGCACACCGTCGTTGCCGCTGTCCACCTTCGCCATCAGGCCCGCGAGCTGGGTGGAGAGATGGAACTGCTTGCTGCCGAGCTTCACCTGCGGCCAGACTGCAATCTGAGCCGGGTCGATCAGGTTCGTCGCGGACTTCTTCGCGGCGACGGCATCATAGCTGCGCGCGCCGCTGGCGGAGCAGTCAATATCGCAGATGGACTTTGCGCCGAGAATGCCGTTGATGACTTCGGCCTTCGCCGCCATGACGGCCTGCACCGTGCTGGTATGCGACCATCCGGGCGCGATAATGAGGTCGGGCGTGGTGCTGACGGTTGCCATGCAAAGGTCGATGGCTTCGATGCCCTTGACGATGTCATCATCGTCGATGTCGGCGGTCTTGATCTTGTCGTAGCTGATATACAGCTTGGTCGCGGCCTTGGCTGCGCCGTCCTCGATCGTCTCGACGATAAGGTTGCCGTCCGAGTAGTACGCGGCATAGTCCGTGTCTTTGACAAGCGGCGATTCGGACGAAGATGCCGTCTTGACAACAAGACTGGACAGGATCGCGTCGAACGGCAGCTTTGCCTGCTTGCCGGAAAGGGTGACTTCCGCGCCCGCGACGGCCTCCTTGTTGGTGCTCGGATCAAGCACGTTGCAGAAGATGATTGGCTGACGCTGGAACAGCTTGAAATGCGAGTACATGACTTCGCAGATCGTGTAGGTCTTCCAGTCGTCGGAATAGCCCAGCTTCTTTACCGCGTCTTCCCAGTCGGTGCAAAGCACCGGGGTAAAGAGCGCGGCCGGGGATTCTGCGGAGTGAACCGGTGCTGTGCCGACAACAAACGGCACACCGGATTCAGCGACAACGGGCGTCGAAACGCTCGTTTTCTGCTCCCGCACATATACGCCATGCTTCAATGGTTACTCCTCCTTCTTTCTCCGGTCTGCCAGCTTGTGATAATTCACGTAGAGCAGATTACCGGGTGTTTTGACTTTGATTCTTGCCTCGGACACCTGATCGCCGGGAATAACCAGCGTGGCAATCAGCGGATATTTCTCAACCGCTGCCGAGATCTGCGCGAGCGCGTCCTGCTTGTCACCGTACAGAATACGCGCCTGCTGGATCGTGCCGACGATGCTCGGCCCGATGTACATACAAAAGCCGGCGCTTTTCGCACCGGCCTTGCCTTTGGCTTTTACCATGCAAATGCCTCCCTGTTGACACTGGGGATTTTCCATACCGACACCAGCTCCGCGCAGAAGTACGGTGCGGTGTTGTCGGTGTAGTAGAGTGTGGACAGCTTCTGTGAAAGATCCAGCGCAAACTGCTTGGCGATTACGCCGTGCATCAGAAGCTCTTGACGGAAATGCTCGACCGTCGTAAGCAGCCGCAGCGCACCTTCCTGATCGTCTTCGCCGTACACGCAGAAAAGGGAGCGGACCTCAACGCTGCTGTCCGTCGGCTCGCCGGGCTTCTGCTCATCTTCACCAGTGACGATCTGATGCAGAATGTACGGCGCTTTCGAGGTCGCGGATTTGACATCGGGCAGACGCTGGCGGTAGACCAGCGGCGGGCGCTCGGCAGGTTCTTCCTCGTTGCCCTTCTGCCGCCGCACGGGAAGAAAAATTTCGCGCATGACCTCATTCGTGAAGCTCGTAAGCGCGTCCAGTAAATTCAGTCGTGTCAAAATTTAACCTCCCCATCCTGCAAGGATTCGGTTCACTTCATGCTCTAAACGTTCATCCATTTTTGCCATCGTCTTTTCAGCGAGGCTTTCCTGAACATCTTCGTTGCCGAGCATCTGCGGGACAGACGAACCCATGATTTCCTTGATCTCCGCGTCGCCAGTCGCCGTCTTGCCGCCGGTCCGCTCGAAAATGCCGATATGCCCGGATTTCATCTGTGCAACGAACGCGCGGGAGAACGTGGTCGGCGAAGTTGAAACGAGCTGATGGCCTGCCGCGGCAATGCCCGGATGAACCGGGCGAAGATTGCCGTTGACAATGGCCATGATGGTCTTATCGGGATTGACGGTCGGCGTCTTTGGAGACGAGCCGCCATAGCGCCAGAGTGGAATTTTGTTGCCGCGGAACGAGACACGCGCTTCAACACCGTTGAAATAGCGGTAATTGACGCGGATATTCTGTTCGGCGCGGATATTCTTCCGCGAGATGTCATACCGCTGCCGGATTTCTTTCGTGCTTTGCGTTCGCAGGAACGATACGGCACGTTTTGTCGCGGATTTCAGCGCACGTTCCATGCCGCCCGGCACATCAGCAAGCATCTGCTCTGCGTTCTGGAATTTCTCAGCGCCGATGCATTCGACGTAGAAGCTGCTCATTCGTCAAACGCCTCCAGTTCTACGCGAAGCAGGCCCAGCTCGCAGACCGACGAGGCGACGTAGAAGCGTCGGAAGAAGGTAGCGTCATCGGGATCGCTGATCTCCATGCGCGTCCCTTTTTCCGGTTGGTTGCCGCCGAGATCCTGAATCCTGCAATGCAGCACGGACGAAACGAGGAACAGCCCCTGAATATGATCGCTCATAAGCTGGCGGCGGTCTTTCTCTTTCAGTCCGGACAGCACAACCGGAATGCCAGCGTGATCCTCGCCGTCGTATGTCACGCCGTCGTAGACCACGATCCGCTTCTCTGCAAACTCGTCGAGGTTCATAAAGGTTCGCGCATTGTCACGCGCGACCATGTCCTTGAATTTGCTCATACCACCGGCGCGGCGGCGCTCAGATCAGGAAGATCATCCTCACTGATTTCCTCGCCTGGCTCGACGGGCACGGCGACGATTGCCGCAATCAGGTCATCTTTCTTGCGGAGCTTCGCCGTTTCAATGCCAAGCTCGGCGGCAAGCTCTTTGAGCTGTGCCACCGTCATTTCCTGTAGCTGCTCCGCGTCGAGATGGGCCTCTGCGCCGCTCTCTGCGCCGTTTTCTTCGCTGGGCATATCGGCGCAGGGGGTGTCGCCGCTTTCGACCGTGCTGCCGCTTGCAACAGGCGCTTCGTCTGCTTCGTGGACGATCGCTGCGACGCCGAGCGCGACGAGACGCCTTGCTTCGGCTTCGTCTACCTCGCAGATGCCGCCGCGCTCAACGAGCTTCGGCATGGCGTCCTTGGTCTTACGCCAGCCGTAGGAACCGCTGATAATTTCAATTTTCATGCCGTACTCCTTTCACGCGCCGATCAGGCCACGACGTTTGCCGCGTAGATGTACGGGCAGTAGTTTTTCGGCGCAGCCAGCGGACGGGCAGCCAAGCGCAGCTTACGTCTGTCGTTGGGCTGGTCGAGAACAAACTTCGGGACGCGCTTCGCAACGTAGGTGGAGAAGTCGGTCGAGCCGTAATCAATCTGCGTGATCTGGCCGTACATCATGTGACCGCAGTCGGGAGCTGTGACCATTGCAGAGGTCGCGGGGAAGTACCGCTGCTCCGCACCGCTGTCATCGACATAGGTTTCGTCCACGCAAATCACGTTGAGGCGGAAACCGCCGAAGTTCAGCGTACCCATATAGGTAACGCCGTCATAGGGGCTGAGCTGCTGATCAATCGTGCCGATGATGATGCCGCTGTTGCGGTCGAGCAGGGACTTGACGTCCGTGAGAGCGAGGATCGCGTCTGCAACGTCGGAGCCGATCACGAGGTCTGCTGCCCGGAGGCCACGCTTGGACAGCTTGCGGCACATATTCTTCACGTCGGAGAAGAACGCCGCACCCTTTTCGTCAGTTGCGTTCCACTTGGTGCTGACGGTGTAGGCGTGATCGCTCGTCGTGTCATAAAACTGCACATACAGCTTTTCACCTTCGGTCTTATCGTCGATGTACGACTGCATCGTGCAGGAGTTGTTGATCATGGTCTGGACGGCCATCCACTCTTCACGACGGGTGATGCGAATGTCCATATCGGAAAGATCGTCACGCTGCAGGCGGGCGGCGCGCTGGGCCGGGGTGCTGTTGGCATAGATGGCTTCGCCGAAGCCGCGCTTGCGCAGATCGTCCTGCGTCAGCAGACGAGAAGGCGCGATGAACGCGGGCTGGTATTCGTGGATCTCAAAGCCCCGGCGTTCCATCGGAATGTCACCGGCGCGGGCGGACACGAACGCCGCCATCTTGCGGTCACCCTTGCGGTACTCGGTCAGAACCTTGTCGCTGGCAAACAGGTCACCGGCATCGGTCGGGAAATAGCGGTCACGGAAGAAGTTTGCACGGGGCACGATCTCCTCACCGATGGCCATCAGGGTGTAGGTTTCCAGCATGTTCAAAGGGATATTTGCAGGCATTGTTGTGTCCTCCTTTACATCGGCGATGCAGCCTTAAAGACAATGCCCGCATCGCGCAGGGCATCCTTGTCGGCCTCGGTCAGCATGTGGCTGTTAGTCATAACGACCTTATTGGGGTCAAAGCACCCGGCCAGATACACGGCCACGGTGGCATCTGCGGCGGCGCCGACCTCCACATCATCGCACAGGATGCAGTTGGCGGTCAGCGTCTCGGTATCACCGCTGGCGGCGGTGCCCAGCACGACCAGCTTGTTGTCACCGGCAGTGCCGGTAGACTTTGCCAGCACCGTGCCACGGGTCAGCTTCAGGGTGCCGCTGGATGCCTTGCGGATCACACCCGCACCAATGACGATGTGCGGGTCGATGGCGGTCACGAGGCCGTCAACCTCGACCTCGCCAAGCTTCTTGCTCAATAACTTTTCAGCCATTGTTCTTGCCCTCCTTGTTGGTTTCGGGGTGCAGCAGCGCTTTCACGCTCTGGCGGGCTGCTGCCATCTTCTCGGCAGGGGTCAGCTCGGCGGGGGTAGCCTCCGGGCTGCCCTCGGCGCTTTCGCCGGGTACAGCGCTCACGCTCTGCGCACCGCTCTGCTTGTTGTCATTACCCAGCGCGGTCAGGAAATCGCGGCCCTGCTGGGTGGCCTGCTTCGCTGCACGGAACGCCAGTTCACGGGCATCACAGGCGGTTGCGCCATACTTGGCCTCGTGGACCTGTCTCTTATACACATCTCCGAGCCCACGAGACTCGACGTCATCTC